CTTTACCCTAACAACTGTGAAATAACCGTCACCCTTCACGCTTTTAGTCATCCGATATTCCTTCTCTGATTGACTCTTGTTAAGCCCTACCTTCTTTGTAATGGTTCCTGATTTATCTCTGATAACAGCATTCAGTTGGTAGTTTGCTCTTGATTTAAACTCAATTGGTACGTCAAACCCTTGACAATCGTCTCCTTTTGGTGCTTCAAGCTTGTCAAAAGGGAAATAGATCTTTTCCTTACTGAATTGGTGCGAAGGTCGTGCTTTAGTTTCAATTTTAAATTCCATAATGATTAAACTCCTATGCTAGTATTGAGCGATCGACTTGACGAAGCAAGTCTTTGCTAATCGCATCTTAGGATTATCTATAGTTTATTATAGTGTACTATAGTTTAACACTTGTATAACTTTAGAATTATAACCAACTACCACCAACAAGATAAAACCTATCTCTTGTCCATTGTAGTCAACTATATCACTATTTCCTAAAGAGGCATTTATCTTAATAACTTAATAAAGCCTTTAAATCTAATGACTTAAAGACTTGATAAGGTATTAATAAGAGTTTATAGAATAAACTCAATAATTGAAAGCTAAGTTAAACTCAATTGAGTGAGTCAAGCAATTGCTATCACAATGAATTGAATCATTATCACAATCGGTTATATAACTATCCTCAATTCTTTCAAAGCATGTATCGCAATAGAGTCTCTCATTGTCTTTATTAATCAAGCTGATAAAAGTCCCAAAATAATGTTGGTTCATGGTTCAATTCCTTTAAGATTAAGATTAGTATTAGTTTAACTATAGTTATCATTAGTTTAACCTCTTTTAATCGAGTTAGTTTATCTAACTCTAATAGAAAAATATAGATAACCCATTAAAATTAAAAGGGTTATCGTTATCAAAGTATCCATTTTAATAAACTCCTTATTTTAATTGATTGTAGAGAGAGAGAGAGAGAGAGAGAGTTTTATAAACTCGTATCAGAATAGATGCAAGCCTTGTGCCAAAATAAATGAAATATTGCTAAACTATTGTAAACTATAGAGAAATTAATTTATACTTAACACTCCAGTTAATTAGATTTCCCACCAACTATGACAATTCATGTCACTTTTAGATAAATAATCATACACCCCACCTGTAAGTTACTACAAACAAAAGAGTTATGAGCCTATCAATAATAGCACAATAATAGACAGTCTGTAAACTATTGATTTCATTAGTGTATTAGTGTAAACCTATTGTTTGGCTTAATGAGAGCTGTTTTAAGCCCTTGTTTTATTCAAGTAGACCTATGGTATTGGATGATAGTAGTATCCGCTTATTTTGGCTCTCACTGGCTCTAATGAGGTGTTAGGTTGATATCACTGTATAGCTATTGTGAGGCCTTGTGTGCGCTTGTATATAATGTATTGCACAATGTGTGCCAAAGCGAACAAATAGCGAATGACATTAATTGTCACTAATGTAAAAAAATAGATAAGCACACACACAAGCGTCTACTTCTGTACACAATGGCTCCTCTGCTGTATACTATAACAGCCAAAACTTTTGTGAACATGTGTAAACTGTTGTTAAATTGTGGGTTAGCTGAACCCAGTGGGGGAATTTTGAACACCATATACTACGTTTACCACTTCACATTTTTGTGATAAAACTAGAGGGAACCGGAGTTCCCCCTTATTTACCACAATTTCTTCCCCCAATACAGGGACCGCTTGTTCCAGGCCCAAGAGTACCAAGGTTTGAACAAGAAGTAACCTGAGCGAATGAGAGAGTTACTGGAGGCATAATTATCGGGAGCAGTATCAGTGACCACCCACCTCCATAATAATGCCCTACAGAGCTTCTCACGCACTCTCACGAGCCTTCGATGAAGACCCCTACCCTGATATCGAGGGTGGATACCTACACGAGATAAATATCCGGTATTTTGATACCACTGAGACTTTAGTAAACCAGCGAACCCTATGGTCCTCCGGTTATGTCTCAGCACCCACCAGTAGCCTTTTGTTAATGAAGGCATGTCAGCAATAGGGCCAGTGAACAACAGCTTGTGTAAATCAGTAATGTCTTGGTAATCACGAGCCTTGGCCCTTCGAATAGAATAGATAAAGGATCACCCCCTAAGTTAAGGTATAATTAATTAGCACTGAATATTGCCAGCTTCCACCCCTCGTACTTAGGGTATGACTCAGGTGGACCATAGTCTTTCCTGAGTTCGTTAATAGCCTCAAGTACTCTCTGGTACTCCTCTTCATCTTCGAATGCACCTTCATCTACTTTCATAATTCTTATCCTATGTTAGCTGCTCGTTTAGAACCACCAGCAGCGACATTAGTATTGAATTTACTGATCTGCTCACTTCGAATAGCAGCAGTCTTGGCTATTCGTCTTTCACCTTTTCTTTTCTTGGCCTGTTTAGCTGAAGCCTGTTCCCGAAGTTTCCCTCGTTTGGCACTCCCAAGACCTTTCTGTCCAGCTTTGATAGCTTCAGGAATACCACCCGCTTCGGATAGTCCTCCTGTAGCAGCAGCTGCTGCAATTCTAGTTGGGTCAGTACTACACATATGTCTCTTCCTTTTAAAATATTGATAATTGATTACCCCCGTGATTACCAAACCCGTACATATCTTGGGTCCAATCAGAGAGTTCTTTTTCGAGTTGAGCTTTGTTTGCATCAGAGGTCGTCTTAGCGACATCCCTATCCATTAAGTTCTGATAGTAGGCCACAGACATCTCTAGTGCATCAATCCTATCATCATGAGCCAGAGAACCTCTCTCACGAGTGAGTCTGGTCATCTGGAAGAACAACTGGTAGTACTTGTCGTTCAAGTCCTCTTGATCGTCACCTACGTCCTTATGAATGATCTCAGAGTTCACTACCAGCCTATGTTGATTCATGGTGGGCTCTAGTGTATCAATGATTCTAGCTTCCTTCTGAACGTAGCTCTTGACTTCTTCGATGGCACAAGGGTGAAACTTGTGTAACACTGGAGTGAATATCTTGGCGAACATACCATCACCCCAAGTAGACTCAATGTTACAGACGTTACACTGGTACTTCTTTGCTATCGCAGCAAGCTTGTTAAGAACAGCATCATCATAGCCACCAAGAAATCCACCAGCATCCAGTAGAAAGAGCATACCATGTAGATATCCAATAACTGAGTAGCCAGTCTCATCCTTACCTCGACCACTGGGGTCAATTGACATGACAATGACTTCGTAAGGCTTCCATGATTTGCGATCATCGGGGATCATCATGGGGCCATAAAAGTAATCCCCGGCTAAACCAGTTGAAGGTAGATCATCCCTTCGTTTAGTCGCACTGTTTGTCCATATAAGTGTATCTGGTGCAACCTTGGGGTCACACTCCATCACAATTAAGTCCTTAAGACTAAGGGGGTACTTGAGTCTATCGGAGAGAGTTGTGTCCAAGAGAAACTGTAGGGCGAAACCACTATTACCATACGAGGCTTTCCGTTCTGCGAGATCAAGCAGCGTGAACCTATCGGGGTCAACGGCATCGCCTGGTTTGACCTTTCCTGACTTGAGGTTTTCATAAAGTACTGGAGAGAGTCTTTCGGCACTCTTGTAAATTTTAGGTATTTGACTGAGGGTAGGATAGATAGCAGGCCACAACCTAGCGACATAGCCTCGTTCTTCTAGTTCGCTATAGAGAGTCATTTCCGACTGGGGTGTTCCAAGGTAAATAATCTGACCACCGGGAGATAGTACAGCATCAAACTCTTTAACCGTTTCACTTAGTTTATCCCGCATGACTTGGGTCAAACTATTGTTAGGTACTTCTACATCATCAGCGATAATCGTATTAGCTCGGCTACCAGTCATCTGTCCAGTGATACCAACCGACTTTACGGAAGGAGCATGACTAGGACGTGCAGGGCCAACATCAAAAGAAATGTTACTATCGCGCTGAGAATTGGTTGCTTGCAAGTAAGCAAGGATGGGTATCTCATGAATGAGCCTCTTAGTAAAGGTTGAGAAGTCATCACTACGAATTTTAGAAGCTGAGACTACCAGAATCTTCTCTTGCGGGTCATTAAAGAGAAGCCAGATAACGTATGCAGACGTAATCCAAGATTTACCTTCACCACGCAGGGCTTGAATGATGCGCCGTTTAGGACCGTGCTGAAGATAGTCTGCGATATCGTATTGTACCGGGGTAGGGTCTGGTAGACCCAAGTGCTTCCAAATGTAGTAGAGGAAGTTCTTAAAATCTTTCTTCAGTTGTGCTTCAAAGGTACTCATTAGACCTTCCTGTAATCCATGTAGTTAGCATCGTCCTGTCCACCAATCATTAGTTCGGCAACAAGACGAATAGCTCTTGATGGGACATCTTGGTTAGCCCACTTGGAATTGAGAGCTTCGAAAGCGATCAGGTCGATCAGCTCCCGTTCTTTAGCTTCATCCACCGGACCTTTCTTAGACTTGAGTGATACAAGAGCATCAATACCCTTCTTCATCTCCTTAAACTTAGAGAGCTTGGATAGCCCAAGGTTGTAGGACATTTCAGAGAAAGCACTCCGTTGTGTGTCAGAGAGTTTCCCCCATTTAGTTTTACCTCCAACATAAGTGATAGCATCGTTCTCAGCCATCTTAACACGCTTGGCAAATACATTCTCAAGCTTCTTCTGAACTTCAGGGTCTTGAATTCTGTTACGAACATCCAAACCATCGCTCTCATGAGGGGAATTCTGGTGGAACCAGTTAATGTCCAAACCCTCTTTCTCAAGTAATCCCCAAGTAGCAGGGTCTTCAAGGTTCAGGCCAGGTCCAACATTTCGAGTGCCAGTGGAAGGCTCATAGTACATAGAGTACATTCCGGTCTTCACGTCCGAAGCATGAGCTTCAGCAGCAAGTACACGTTTCGTAAATCCTTCAGTAGAGGTAGAAGAAGATGGAGTAGAAGTTGAAGTAGGAGCAGGAGCAAGGCCAGCTTCTACAGCTCTGCGCTTGTTACGTTCCTCAGAGCTTTCGATAGCACCGGGACCACGAGCACCAATACGAGCATCAGGACCAGCAGAATCTTTACCGCCTTGTGTTAACTTACGAGTATCTTTTTCCTCGGTAGCTTTCTCATGGTCGTATATTGGTACATCCTCGATACCAAGGTTTCTACTTATTTGGTCAATTGACAGAGGCATCCGTTCCTTCTTTCTCATCGAATGGTAGTGAATCTACGAGGTCAGCCAGTTCTTTATTCTCTGGACCAGCCTCAACGTGATTGTCTTTAAGGAACTGTCGTGCAACAGAGAGAACATTAGCTCCCGCAGGTAGTCGTACTTCATGCTCTTGTACATGACCATCACAGTCTACAAGCTCAATCTTCTTTTCCCCATTCTTGATTCTATCGGTTAACTCGGTGGCTAACGAACCATGTAGGGAGTTTAGTGCATCTTCAGTTGCTTTGCTCATGTTACTCCTTTTCTTTCTTCTGGATGTCAACACATCCTTTATTGCCTTTACCATCGTCAACACAAGTTACACCATCAGTGCGACT